TTTGCAGCGCTGTTCGGCCAGTGTAGCATACCCGGCTATGTCGTGCCAGCTATCCGCGTAATCGGGGTCGCCATTGAGAATGCGGGCTATCTTATGCACGATCATCTCTAACGCTTCCTTTTTGTCGGCCGATAGGCGGCACCAGCTCGACGTGATGCACATCACATCTTTCAGGTCTTGGGAAATTTGCGCGTGGTTGGTGAAGTCGCCATACCGCCGGCCGCGCTCCACCAAAGATTCTTCAACCGAGATGGTTTGCAAGATTTTCGGACATGGCTTCACCGAGAGCGTCCGCAAGGGCTTTGTCGAAGTTTTTGATTTTCTCTTTTGCATCGGTGTTCTCCTTTACGATGTTGATGAAATCCCGCATGTCGATGATCGCAATCCAGCGCTTACCATTGCGCCGGTGCGCCACCACCGGCGTGCTGCATAGGTCAGCGTCATTCGCCGCCTGGTCCAGCCAATCATAAACGTTGCCGGACTCTTTGCGCTTCACTTCCACATGCACCTCAGCGAAGCATCCGCTCGCCATTACGTCCGGGCTATCCCCGCCACCGGCATATTGCTGGCCACGGCGTGCTTCAATGCCTCGGTCCTTTAGGAAGTTCACAAATTCCAGCTCACCCACCTTGCCTTTGGCGCGGCTGTTGATGCGTTTCTTTGGCCGGCCGATTTTAGCCGGTGTCTTTGCATGTTTCAACAGCCACCGGCATTTTCATTTCATTTGCCCATGCCGGTGAATCAAGCATGATCTGCTCAAACGCTTTCTGGTCAGCATCCTCGGCCAGTGGTTCGCATACGATCTCATCATGCACGGTGAGTATGATCGGAAAGCCGTTCTTTTCAAGCTTAAACATTGCGTGCACCATCAGGTCGCGCGCCAGCGCTTGAATCACGTTCTCACACAGCAGCCCGCCAAAGGCGTCGATGGTTTTAAACTGTCCGGTTTTCATTTGCTGGTACGCCCAGCCGACGCGCACTACCTTATCGTCCCACGGCATTACGCGGGAAACTTTATGCGGGTTGAAATACCAAAGCTTCCGGCCGGACGGCAGCCGGGCGGTAAGCCACTTGTCTTCGATCTGGTAAATCACGCCATAGGCTTCATGCGGCCGGTTGTTGCGCACCGTTTCCAACGCCGCTTCTTCCAATGCATACCACATCTTGGGCACGCATGGCGCCCAATCTTCACGGTAGGTTTTTACGATCTCACTGCAGAAATCCTCCGATAGCTTCTGGCCGTATTTCATTTTGAACTTCCGCCAGCCCATGCCAAAGCCCAGCCCCAGCACTGAGTTCTTTCCGGTTTGCCGTTCCTCCGGGTCTTTCTTTTTGTCGATAGGACGCTTGTAAATTTCCTGCGCCATGTCGCAATACACGTCCTTACCCGTGGCCATCAGCTCCGTTTTATCATGCTGCCCGGATGCCGCCAGCACCAAACGTGCTTCCACGCCCGCAAAGTCGCCGGAGAGCAACGTGCGGCCGGGCGCGGCTATGATCGTATGGCGCAGCGCTGAAACTACGCTCTCAATGGGCGGACCTAAAAGCATCTCCACTGTTTCCGGGTCGCCGGACATGATAGTTCTGACAACAAAATCCGGCTCCGGTACATTACCATGTGCATCTCGTAATGTCCCTCTAGGGAAGTTTTGCGGTTGCAATAAGCGGCCTGCCCACCTCCCCGGTGAGGCACCATGATACTGAAGAAGCCCCCTCGCCCGTCCATCATCATTAATGCATTTTCGCATTCGTGCGAGTTTTTTAATCGACGCAGACCCCACAAGGCTACGGATAAATAAAGCCCTCTTAACGAGCGGCGGCAGTTGTACGGATTCTTCGTACATCTCAATTTCCCCATCTTCGTTTTCCTCCCTTAATATCGCTGCAACAGCTTCTTTGTTTAGGCTGTCCATGTAAACGCCTTGGTCTTCCACCCACGCTTTAAATTTTACTGTTTGTGTTGGGCTTAAGCCACCAGTGAGATTCTTGAATTCTTCGATCAGCGGAATGCTGGCGCGGTCGACTACTTCCTGCGCTTTTTCAATGAGCGCAAGATCGAGCAAAACGCCACGCCCATTAATGCGCTGGTCGAGAAGCCACACATTACGCTCACCCTTAGGCATTGGCCCAAGACGTTGGCGCAGATCACGCTCAACAATAATGTCCTGCTGACAGTAGCGATAGACTCGCGCCAGCGCTTCCGGCGACCGATCATAGTAACCCTTTCGGTTTGGCTTTGATAAACGTTTGGTGAATGTAGAACCTTCCTTGTCTTTGTTCACGGAGAGACGCAGGGCCAGCGTAGCGCGGTCAAGGTCAAGGGGTATGGCGCGCATGGCGCACATAGCCAAGGTGTCATCCCAGCGGTAATTAGGCACGTCCGGCAGGCCGTATAACGGCACCATGATATTTCGCCAGATGGCTTTTTCGAACCCTGCATTATGCGCCACGAATAAAACGGTAGGGTCCGCGGCCAGTGATGCCAGCCGGTCCGTGCTTTCACCCGGCACCCAATTCGATGTTTCACCTTCGAAGACTGTGCCAAGGCACAACACTTCCGTTGTCACGTCTTCCGAATAGCGATGCGCGCCGCACTCTTTTAGTTCCGCTGCACTGGCGGTTTCAAAATCAAGCACCAGCTCACGCACGGCTTCTACTTTCTTGCGCGCGACATGCCAATGGTCGCCATATGAACAAGGATATATTTTGAATCGGTGCGGAAAGCCGTAATGCTTCCTGATATAAGCACGCGCTTTTTCTTTGGTGTAAAGCCGGACTTTGCGAGTGCATGTTTTCCATTGAATATCTTCCATGGCATTTTCCCATTCAGGAAGAGACGGCGGGCAGGACTTGTCTAAGGGGACGGCCTGCCCGCACTCCGATGGGCGCTAAAAAGCCGCCCACCTACCCACTCCCGTCAGAGGGGATTACATGCCTAGTAAATCGTCTAGGTTCTCGTCTGCTCCCGGCGCGGTGGGGTCTTCTGCAGAAATGGACCCTACATAGCCGCGGAACGCTTCCGATGCTGTTTGGCCACCGCTTAAGCGCGCACCTTTGCCGGTTGATATTACCATGTTCAGATATGCCGTGACACCATCGCCCTGACCACCTTCGTAAGGCAGGAGGTTGATCTGCGCCAGCACTTCCACGCCGGAATAGAATCGGTTCTTCTGCGCAGCTTTCTGAATCTCCGTTTCGATGTCGACGATACGGCCGTTGTCGATATAAGCCAGCTTAGGCTCGTACTTCGACTTGGCCGTGATAATCACCTTACCCCTGATATGGTCATTATCGTGCTTACCTTTTGCAACACGCTTCTCTGCTACCTTATCGCCGGAAGCGAAAGGGAAATGCAGCTCACTGAATTGACGGTCAGGCCACTTGGCGCGCGCGAGTTTAGCCGCGAGCTGCTTCATGCCTTTCAAGTCTTCACTGTCCGCTGGGAAAATAAACTGCGCAGAGAACTTTGCCTCGCCTGTTTCCTTGCCGTTTTTCTTAAAAGCTTTCGCTTCAAAAAGATGCGGGAAAGACATCACAACCGGCGCCGTGAGGTTGAAAATGCCGTCGACTTTTTGTGTATCAGCCATATAATCTCCAATGCCCGTTCGGGTGAAAATGCCAGCTCAATTGCTGGTGTTTGAAATCTATGCATTACCTTGGAACGTGTCAAGCGAGGTTTTGACTTGAAACATTCCACACCCTTCGTCAGCCGATTCCACCAATGGCCAATGGTATTGCATCTGCCCCGGACCGGATGGCACCATCAACAATTGAGGTGGCGTACCCCTGCAAATGCGCTTTGTAATGTCCTGCTGCACCATACGTGAGTGCATACAGTTTCCGCAGCTTTTCATTATCATACCTCCACCTCCCTTATGGTTACTCCGGCTTCGTGCAAAAGCTCTTTGGCTTGAATCACCCATGCCTATCCGCTTGACACCCAAGCCCACAAGTGGTAGTATCGCTGGTGAAAGTGAGGTTTTATGAAACGCAAACTCCAAGTCAATGTGTCGGGTGGCCGCACTTCGGCTTACATGGCTTTGTGGCTCAAACAGAATATGAGTGAGCAATATGACATGCTCTTTATATTCGCTAATACGGGTAAGGAACACCCGGACACCTACCGTTTTTTGCGCGAGGTAGATGTTCAATTTGGCCTTAACCTCGTGCTTGTTGAGTGCGTCGTCCACCTTGGTCAGCGCAAATCCTCCTCGCACCGCGTAGTTACTCACGACTCCCTCTCCGTTAATGGCGAGCCTTTTGAGGCGGTTTGCAGTAAATACGGCGTGGCAAATCACTCCTTTAAGCAGTGTACGCGGGAGATGAAAGCTAACGCGATTAACTCCTATACTGATGAACTTTGGGGCAATGATTACGATGTTGCCATTGGCATTAGAGCCGATGAAACAAGACGGGTATCGCCCAACGCTATTAAAAACCGAATCATCTATCCTTTGATCGATTTGCTGCCCACCGACAAGCAAGATGTGTTGGATTTCTTTAAGCAATTTCCTTGGGATTTGAAGATACCAGAGCACCTTGGCAACTGTGTGACTTGCTTTAAGAAATCCGATAAAAAATTGGCTGCCGTGTATCAAGATTGCCCTGCACATTTTGATTTTTTCAAGCGCATGGAAAAGGATTACGGCCATATACGCGGCCCGAATGAAGTAACTCCCGGCAATGGCCGAGTTTTTTATCGCGGCTACCGTAGTGCTGATGCGCTTTGCCAACAATTCTCTGGCGTTGGTGTCGATGCCAGCAAAATGTTCAGCACGGAAGAATCTGGCGGTTGTTCCGAATCGTGCGAACTTTATGATATGGAGGGCTAATTTATGATACAGGATATTCACGCCCATAGTGATCTTGCCTTCCCTACCAGCCTTCCGGCCTTTCAACGGCTGTTTCCTGATGATGCGGCTTGCGCTGCATACTTGGAAAAAATCCGTTGGGAACATGGGTTTATCTGCCCTTGGTGCGCGAAGGCAGGCGAGCCTTACCGCTTCTCTAACCGCCCCGGCGTGCTGCGCTGCAAGGCGTGCAAAAAGGACGTTGGCCTTACGGCTGGAACCGTCATGGAGCGTACCCACACACCGCTTTCCGTTTGGTTTTGGGGCGCTTACCTTGTCGCCAGCCTCACGCCGGGAATGAGCGCCACACAGTTCCAGCGGCAGCTTGGCCTTACCCGTTATGAAACCGCCTTCCAAATCCTCCACAAGCTGCGGGCTGGCATGGTACGGCCTGACCGTGACACTATCGGCGCTGACCGTGACGGCCATGTAGAGATTGACGAAACGTGGATTGGTGGCGCTACCAGAGGACAGGGCAGCGGCAACCATGACCAGACGCTTGTTATCTGTGCTGTTGAGGTTAAGCAGCGGAAAGAGGAAAAGAAAAACGCTAGGCACGGTGGGCGCATGGCCGGAAGGTTGCGCCTTGAAGTTGTGCCTAATCGCGGTGCTAAGGCATTGTGCGAGTTCGTGGAAGGGGCTGTTTACCCCGGCGCTATGATTGTCACCGATAACTGGACGGGCTACAAATCGCTTGCCGCTAGGGGATTCCAACACCTGCCCGTAGCCGAGCGCGGCAACCCCGAAGTGGCGGAACAATACCTGCCTATGGTGCATCTTGTGTTCTCCAACCTGAAAGGCTGGCTGCGCGGTGTGCATCATGGTGTTAGCCCTCAACATCTACAAGCCTACCTGAATGAGTTTACGTTCAGATTTAACAGGAGATTTTACCCACATAACGCCTTTCGCTCCCTGCTTGGTATTGGCAGCGAGGTTTCGGCTCCAACCTATGACGAACTGTATCATACATCTACCTCCCTTATGGTTACTCCGGCTTCGTACAAAAGCTCTTTGGCTTGAATTACCGATTCCGTCCAGTGAGAGGGCGCGTTTTTAAATGGCGGCGCTACGATTCCACTGATGCCGGATTGGATGATTTCCACTGCGCAGCGCACGCAGGGCGCACCACCCCACACCAAGCCCGATGCATCAACCGCGGCCAGATACATGGTGCAGTCACGCACGCTGATACCTACACGCACCGCGTTAAGTAAGGCATTCATTTCCGCGTGCACGATCAACTGCAATTTCAGCTCGCGGTCATTGAGCCGTTCATACGTATCCGCAATGCCACGCGGTAAGCCATTAAAGCCCATAGCGCGCACTTCATGATCTGGCCCTACGATCAACAGCGCCGACCCGCGTGTTGGGGTCTTTCGACATGGCCGCGTTACACAGTGCGAGGTCAAGGAAATGCTTGTCCCAGCGCACCGTTCCAAACATTTCGTAGTTCATTTTATTCCCCTTTTAAATTGTTGACGACTTATAATTTTCATGGATACCGAAAAATTTTATTAAATCGTCGCGTAATTTTTCCGCTTGCGCAATTGTTACTACTAACTTTTTTGTTGCCTGCATGTGTAATTCGCCTTTGCGAATTACATCTTCTGTTTTTTCCAACACGTAGTATTTTGCAGATGCGTCGAACGCAATCCTAACAGACGAGGTATCTGAATCCGGGGCAATATTTATATCAGGACTAATCATTTTATTCTCCTTTTAAATTGTTGACGATGGCACCAAAAGCTTGCTGCGTTGATTCCATTTTCACTGCTGGCCGATTATCATCTTCACGCGCAACGGTGAGTCCGGTTTGCGGCGTGTAAGCATATTCCCGCACCAGTTCTTTCGCCGCCGCGCCGAGCTTTTCCATCTCGGCCGGTGAGCGAAGTTGTGGTTTAGTGAATGCGTCCTCACCGAATTTTTCTTTGAACACCGCCGGT